CAGGCGGTTTACGGGAACATGTCACATGCGAAAGGAGGACTTTAAGATGAAGGCAATCACAAAAATCGAACCTTCAGAGGTACGCGGAATCCAGAGGAAACGCAGGGTGGCGGCGTACTGCAGGGTCTCCACGGACATGGACGATCAGCTCGTCAGCCTGGACACGCAGAAAAGCCACTACGAGGAGTACATCAGCGCAAATCCCGACTGGGAGTTCGCGGGCCTTTACTACGACGAAGGCATCACCGGAACGAAGAAAGAACTGCGTCCGGCGCTGATGCAGATGATCAGGGACTGCGAGGACGGCAGGATCGATTACATCATCACCAAGTCTCTGAGCAGGTTCGCAAGGAACACGACGGACTGCCTGGAACTGGTGCGGAAACTGCTCGCCCTCGACATCCCCATCTACTTTGAAAAAGAAAACCTGGACACCGGGGAGATGGAGTCGGAGCTTCTGCTCTCCATCATGAGCAGCCTTGCGGAAAGCGAATCCGTGTCCATTTCGGAGAACGAGAAATGGAGCATCCGCGACCGTTTCATGAACGGCACCTTCAAGGTCGGTTACGCCCCTTACGGCTATCGCACGAAGGACGGAGTCTTCTCCATTATGGAGGACGAGGCGAAATGGGTGCGGTACATCTTTGAGGGTACGCTCTCCGGCAAAAGCAGCCACCAGCTTGCGAGGGAACTGAACGAAAAACAGGTCCCCACGCGCAGGAACGGCAACTGGACGGCATCGACGGTCCGGGGAATCCTGCGGAACGAGAAGTACACCGGGGACTGCCTTTTCCAGAAGACTTACACGGACTTCCAGTTCAAACGCCACAACAATAACGGAGAACTTGACCAGTTCTACATGGAAGGGCATCATGAACCCATAGTCACGCATGAGGAATTCGAGGCGGTGGAGAAGATAATCGACCGCCATGCCAGGGAGAAAGGAATCAAAAAAGCCGACCCGCGTTACCAGAACCGCTACGCTTTCACGAGCAGGATCGTGTGCGGGGAATGCGGCTCACCGTTCAAGCGCAAGGTCTGCCACACGGGCGGCCTGAAGTACGCCACCTGGGGCTGCCGGGAACACATCGCCAACATCGACCACTGCAAAATGAAGGCGGTCCGGGAGGATGCCCTCGAGCGGACATTCACCCTCATGATGAACAAGCTGGTCTTCGGAAGGCAGCCGGTGCTTGAGAACCTTATGGAAAGCCTCAAGGGCGAGAGCCACGACGATGCCCTGCGGGAGATGAAGACCATCGACCGCCAGCTGGAGAGAAACACAGAGCGGAAACAGACGCTCCGGGACATCATGGCGAAGGGCTACCTCGAACCTGCGGTCTTTGCAAAGGAGAACAGCGAGATCGGTGCGGAGAGCGCCGCCCTAGCCGCAAAGAAGGAGCAGCTCATCAAATCGATGAACGGAAATGTCCGTCACATCGCGGAGATTGAGGAACTCCTGCACTACACGGGCAAAGCCGGGATGCAGACGGAATTTGACAGCGAACTGGTGGAACGCTTCGTAGAGCGCATCACGGTGCATTCGGAGGACGAAGTCACATTCCACCTTAACTGCGGACTGAACCTCCGGGAAAGGATCGTGAAATGAGACAGGGACACATGCCTTACGGCTACAGTGTGGTGAACGGCACTGCCGTCATTGACGAAGAACAGTCCGCGCAGGTCAGGGGCGTCTTCCGGGATTTCCTGGACGGCGTTTCATACGCCAGATGCGCGTCTAACAACGGATTCCAGATGTACCACGCATCGGTGAAGCGGATGCTCCGGAACAGGTATTACCTCGGTGATGACTTCTATCCCCCGCTCATCGACAGGGAAATCTTCGATGCGGCGGAGGCGGAGTACCGCAGGAGGGTCGAAGCCCTCGGCAGGAAGAACCGCCGGAAGACATCGGAGGAAACGAAGCCGGTGCCGACGGCTTTCCGCATGAAGCCGGACATCAAGAGAATCCGGGACCCTTATAAGCAGGCCGAGTATGCCTACAGCCTGATAGAAAGAGAGGAATGAGAATGGCAACAGTAACAATGATCCCCGCCCGGAAGAGGGTGGGTACGCAGAAAACGGCTGGTGAGACACCAAAGACCAGGGTGGCAGCCTACTGCCGTGTTTCAACGGACACGGACGAACAGGCCACCAGCTACGACGCCCAGGTCGAGCACTACACGGAATTCATTAAGAAGAACCCCTCGTGGGAGTACGCCGGGATCTACGCCGATGACGGGATTTCCGGGACGAACACCAAGAAGCGCGAGGATTTCAACCGCATGATCGATGACTGCATGGCGGGCAAGATCGACATGGTGGTGACCAAGTCTATCAGCCGTTTTGCAAGGAACACGCTGGACTGCCTCAAGTACATCCGGCAGCTGAAGGACAAGAACATCGCCGTCTACTTCGAGAAAGAGTCGATAAACACCCTGGATGCGAAGGGCGAGGTCATGCTGACCATCATGGCGTCACTCGCCCAGCAGGAAAGCGAGAGCCTTTCGCAGAACGTCCGGCTCGGACTCCAGTACCGCTACCAGAAAGGCAAGGTGCAGGTCTGCACGAACCGTTTCCTCGGCTACGACAAGGACGAGGACGGAAACCTGGTCATCAACCCGGAAGAGGCGGCGGTGGTAAAACGCATCTACCGCGAGTACCTTGAGGGCAGCAGTTACTACCAGATCGGACACGGACTTGAGGAAGACGGCATCAGGACGGCGGCCGGCAGCGACTACTGGCTTGCCACGACGCTCCGCAAGATCCTTATGAATGAGAAGTACATGGGCGATGCGCTCCTGCAGAAGACGGTTACCACGGACTTCCTTACGAAGAAGCGGGTGCAGAACAACGGCATCGTCCCGCAGTACTACGTCGAGGACAGCCATCCGGCAATCATCCCGAAGGACATCTTCATGAGGGTGCAGGAGGAAATCGTCCGCAGGGCGCACCTTGAAACGGCTACGGGCAGGCGCAGGATCTACAGCGGGAAGTACGCACTTTCGAGCATCGTCTACTGTGCCCACTGCGGTGACTTCTACCAGCGTACCCACTGGAATATCCGGGGGACGAAGAAGATCGTCTGGCGGTGCGTGAGCCGCCTGCACAAGAAGGACAACGACCTCGACTGCCCCGCAAGGACCATCACGGAAGACCTCCTGCACGAGGTGGTGGTCAGGGCGCTCAATCAGGCGCTTGCCGAGAAGGATTCCTTCCTCCCCGCTCTGAAGGAAAGCGTGGAGAGGGCGCTCACCAACAGGAACAGCGTGAGGATCGCAGAGATCGACGCCGAACTGGAAAAGCAGCAGAAGGAACTCCTCCGCCACGCCAACGCCAAGCAGGGGTTCGATTCCATCGCCGACAAGATCGAGAAACTCCGCGATGAGAAGCACAGCCTCCGCCTTGAGGACGCCAACAACGACGGTGCCAAGGCGAGGATCAAGGAATTGGAGGAATTTCTGGATGGGCTGTCCGGGGAGATCGAAGAGTACGACGAGGACTACGTCCGCAGGCTCATCGAGCGCATCTCGGTCGACGATGACCACTTCACGGTGGAATTCAAGTCCGGCCTTGAGACGGTGGTCGAGGCATGACGGAAACACAGGTACGGGGCATCCGGGGGCAATCCTGGGTGTCCCCTTTTTGATTAAATCGATATCTTTTTATTGACAGAGATGTGTTGTGTGTATATACTGGGGTTAGCATTAAATAGATATCGGAAAAATGCAGGAGAATATTATGGCGGGAAGAGGAAGACCTTCTGTTGAAGATAAAAGAACTAATCAGTATAGGGTGCTGATGAATGACGAAGAAGACCAGATGCTCGACTACTGCAGCCGAAAGACCGGGATGCCGAAGTCCCAGATCTTCCGAAAGGGTATCGAGGTTCTCTATCAGCAGATACAGCTGAATGAGGCTGTCGAAGAATACGATGACCACGTCAGTCTGAAACGGGTGGTGAAATGCCCTTACTGCGGTGCTGGTAACGCGATTGATTTTGAGGACTACATTACCGATGAATTATCGTACGAACGCCAGATGGGTCCGGAGATAGAGCATGCTTTCCTCTGCGAGGATTACGAGTGTGAATCCTGCGGGAAGCCCTTCACGGTCGAAGGCAGCATCCATGAGTACCCAGTCGGAGCATATGACTCAGAACACATTGAAGTTAAAGGAGAATGAACAGTGGCCGAAGACCGCGATTATGATTATGTGGTAGGAAAACTGCCAAGGAAAGATAAAGACGGTAAGGATACAACAAGCGACCGGATTGGCAAGGGAGGGCGTCACAGGGACGATGGCACATATTCCTCTGTTGTATATGACATCGAAGTCGTGGATAAGCCTCTTGTCCAGGACGAGCCTGACCCATATTATCCCGCCGAATATGAAGAACCCCGCAGGACAAGCTATGAGGACCTTCCCTGGTGGGGACAGCTGATTGTGGATGTAGCGGAAGAAACAATTCCCATTGTTGTCGATGGTCTGACGGAGATGGCAAAAGAAAGCTTTCGGAATTGGCAGTACAATCGCCGTCTGAAGAAGCAAGCCGAGCGGCAGAAAAGAATACAGGTATCGAAGACTCAGCCAAGGAGAACGACTACAAAAGCTGAACAGATCCTTCAGGAGGAAGAACGGAAGAAACAGGAGAGTACCACGGCTGTCCAAGCGCAGACTACAACCGTTGTGATGCCTGACGAGTTCTATACGGCCTGGGAACAGTATTCGGTTAATATGACAAGCGAAGAGGCGCAGAAAGAACTCCTGGATGCTTTCATATTGTACGTGCTGGCTGCGAAGAAACTAAACCGGGTAGCCCATGCAAATGTAGTGGATTCTGCCGGAAAGATTACCGAAGGCAGGACAATGATTGAAAAAATCAGTGCACTTGAAGTTATAGGGAGAATCAACGGCATCCTTGAGCAGAACCCCGAACTTCTTGAGGAATGGCAGTCGGTGGCACTGACCGGGATTATCGGAAGGAATATCAGCGGAGAAAAGGAGTTATTGATCGCATGGATTCAGCTGTTGACAATTTCAATATGCAGGAGGCTATTGAAATTGAAAAAGACAAAATACGAAGAAAGTACCTTGATTCGGCCGAGGAGATAGTCGGCGGATATAACAGAGAAAGCGAATTGTCCAAAGATTATGAAGGACGGCAAATGTTCGAGCTTCTTCAGAATGCTGATGATGAAGCTGCCGGTTCTACCGGAAAGGTCCGTGTGACCTTTGACGGGAAAAAACTGTCTGTATCCAATACGGGTTCTCCTTTCAGTTTCAGCGGAGTCAAGTCTTTACTGTATCCGAATGCAAGTCCAAAGAGAATTCATGCCGACAAGATAGGATGCAAGGGCCTTGGCTTTAGATCGATACTGACCTGGGCAAAGAGCGTGACGGTTGCATCCAGGGATTTTACAATTCAGTTTTCAAAGAACTACGCAAAGGAATTTCTTAAAGATATCCTCGATGAGAGACCGGAACTTGGGGATGAAATTAAAAATCTGTCTCCAGATGAATGGCCTATCGCCACGCTTACCTGTCCAAAGGTATTATCGGAAAGCGCTCTTGAAGAAGGATATGCTACAAGCATAATCATGGAGTGCCGTGAGGAACTGGCAGATACTATTGAAGATCAGATAGTCAGTCTTCAGTTTGAGGAACTTGTATTTCTGCCGAACTTAAAAGAGATAGAGATCGTCTGCAACGATTATCACAGGATTTTCTATAAGGTTGTCGAAGGTGATGAAGTAATAATCGAGACCAGAAATCTTGTGGATGATACGACAGAGTGCGCAAGCTGGAGGCTTTATAAGAAGTCCGGCATCATCAAAGATGAAAACGGTAAAGACAAGACCTACGAGTTTATTATTGCCTATGATTCGTCAGGCGAACAGCAGGGCGAGGTCCTTTATTCGTATTTCAAGACCGATGTAAAACTGGGATTCCCTGCACTGATTCATGGAACGTTTGAACTTACGAGCGACAGGAACAGCCTTCAGAAACAGAGCCAGGTCAATAAGCAGTTGGTACCATTGCTTGCCGAAT